ATTTTTCACTGAAACATGCCCATATACAAAGATGGTTGCACGTTCAATCTCGATATTCTAGCAATCTTCCTCTTCTCGACAAGAGTTTCTTAGTCCATTTTTGAAAATATTGTCTAGTTCATCTTCATTATCGAAAATTTCTATATCGAATAACTTCGATAATTGCCTTTCAATAGTAATATACCATCCAAATCCTACTAAAGTAATCATTCCACTAACTCCCAATACGCCCAATAATCCGACCATATCTAAAGTGTAGAAAGTAAACTACTTATTTTTTTCTATCTCCATAGGGCTAAACATGCAGGACACTCCCATATTTTGATAACTTCGTTATCACCAATGTAGTGGCCTTTTATGCGCCGAGGCACGATATATCTAGAACATTTTTTACATCTATACTTTAGTCCCATTATCTTCTACCCTTATTAGCCGCTTCTTCTTTCATTAGATTTTGGATATATTCTTCAACAGAATCTTCTGTTACAGATGCTCCTCCAAAAGCCGCAAAGAAAAGGATACTAATAAAAATGAAAAACATTATCCAACCAAATACTTCACCAGTTTCCATTACCATTCCACCTCCATCGTTATTTCTTTTTCTTCATTAATATTGAATGCCTTTACGACACCATTATCTTGTCCATATTTCCATAGGTCATAAACTAATTGTGAATCCTTTAGACAATAATCTACAACTATATCATATTCACCGGCTTTCCATAGCCTAGGTGCATCCATACTCTTCAGGGTTTTTTGTTTTCCTAGAGTATGGTCTACTAAGTTATTCAGTGCATATCTTTCACCATGATTAGAAACGAAATACTGACTAGTATCAATATACTGTTTGTTGGTCATGTATTTTCTGATACAGTAAATATCTAAAGCATCTCTAAGAACTGGGAGGTCAAAGGCTACGATGTTGTGTCCTAATAGAAGACCTCCTTTCTTGAAATGCTCATCTAAATCGAACTTTAATTCTCTAATCGGTTTAGTTTGAATTCCTGTTTTAGAAAAGGTATCTGATACTGGTTCATCTACATAGACAGTCCCAGTATCTCCGTTCCAAGTAGTTACTGTAGATACAAGAAACATATGGGTGTTACCCCACCCTCCTATGTCTGTGGATAGATTCTTGGTTTCTAAGTCAATTGCTAGGACATTATTCATTCTTTCCGCCCCATAATTTCAGCACTTCATCTCTCTTTTCCTGTTCAGGAGATGGCTCTACAATGTAATCGCCTCTCTTCAAGAAAGCGCACAACTTGTTACCTGCTACGCTAACAATAGATGCTACTTCCCATCCTTCTGCTCCCTCTAGGTTCAGTGCGTCAATCATGGTTTTAGGTCCATCATTAACATCAAAAACCACATACTTATTTTCCCATGTTGCTTTCATTTTCTATTCCTCCTGTTGTTTTTTTGGTCTGATATAAGGCTTAACGCTTATCTTCTTCTCCTCAAACATTTCACTTAACTTGTTGAATTTATCATTGATTGTTTTTGGTGACTGGCCTATTATCTTAGCCGCTTCTTCCAATACTAATTTCTTCCAGACAAATCCCCCTTCTAATACTTCCTGTGGTTTAGCCCTATCCATAGCCACTTGATAAGCGTGTTGGAACTCTTTCCAATTACTTTTTGTTCTGATAAGTGACTTATCTGCCTTGATAGCGTTCTCTAGCCATTCGACCAAAGTTACATAGCACTTTCTAACTATATACGCACCTTGTCTTACATTCTGTGGATAGACAACGAATCTTTGATTCACATCTGTAATGTTCTTAGCCATAGCCAATGTGTTCAATGTCGCTAATTTACCAATATATTCCATTAGGTTCATCTCAAATAAACGAACCACATTACGAATCTTAGGATGAAGATTATCAATATACTTCAAGATAGAAGCATGTGCTGAAAGCATAGCGTCAGTAGATGTAGGGTGAAAAGTTACTGTCTTAATCGGGTCCTTACCGTTTGTCTCAAATTGAGCCTTGGTTGCTTTGTAGATTTCAAGTAATCCCTTAGTCAAATGTAAAGGAGGACCTTTCCTTTCTGCTACTGTCCCAAACGCTCCAACAACTTCTTGCCTCATTGCAGTTAGTATATCATCAGGAACATCCCAAATGAATGGTAGGAATCTTTGAAGAATACCTTTGTCTGCTACTGTCTTTAGTAGATATTCCGGTGGAAAGGTAAGGGCCATCATAGTGTGCTTAGAATCTAATTCAATCGTAGGTTTGCCCTTTAGTGTCTTATGATATACATTTGACCCATTGTGAAAATTATTCATCAATGTTTGAAATAGAATATTCATATTCTCTTTGTGGGCTTTATCCTTGAAAACCCCACTACCTTCAAACTCATCAGCGAACCAAATACCTTCTCCATGTAACGGCCCATAATCAATAATCCATCTATCCTTAGTCATTTCATAAGTTTCGTATGCACCGTTTACCGCTTGGATTCTTTCATCATCATTTGTGAAATTTCTAGAGGGGGCGACTCCATTCATCGGGTCGCCTTCGATTGCTCTTAGTTCTCTTTCAAGAATATTTTCTGCATCTTCTTTGTAGTTTTCATTATAGATATGGTCCCCAACTAGAGCGGCAGTAGTATAATCTGCAAGATTAAGAACGCCAGATTCAACATAGGGGTCATCTTTCAAATCTTCATATATTTTCTTAGCGACAGGAGTAAGAACATACATTACCAATGTTGTCTTACCTGACCTAGCGGTTTGAATCCAAACATAATGAATACGAGTATCAGTGGCGGTTTGACCATAAGGCACTACAACGAATCTTTTCACTAAATCTCCTAGAATTGCATAGAATCCTATGATAGAAGGAATGTTATTATGTCTTGAATAACTGATTGCCGTCTTTTCCCAATTTCTAACAACAGCAGGCAAATCTACCTCTCTTATGTTTAGTTCTTCGGCTTCTAGTGCTTCATCATCGTAATCGTATTCATTCATTGTCTGACCTCCTTGTCTGAGTTAAAAGCCGATAGTATCCTTTCAGCAGTAGTATCTCCAATACCATCTAGAGAACATAATTCTCTTTTGTCGCAATCTCCTATCTCCATAAGAGAGCCGAACTTTTCAAGCAATAATTTTGCTTTCTTTTCGCTAACACCTTTAATTGATGCTAACATGTTTAATCTAATATCATCTGAGGTAAACCTCTTAAACAGATGAGGTTTGATTGGCGACCTTTCGATTGGTTGCATTTTAGCAACGCTACAAATAATAGATGCCGCCGCATATTCATCTATTACCCATACAGGTTTAATATCAGAATCAAGAATGATTCTACCTATTGCCCCATAGAATTTGTTAGTAAGTAATTGCATTTTTCTTTGTCTAGGCATATTGTTATACTTAGCAGAATAACTGGTATAACTCAATGCATCTCGTAAAGAACCATAGATAATTACCACATTTGTTTTGTAACATCTATCCATGTTATCTAATTGAGTCCATAACCTCTTACTGATAACAGAGGATAGGAAATCATGTGTGGATTTTGCTTCAAAACATACATCTCCAAAAACATAATCTCCTACCTCTAGCCACTTCTTCTCGGTAATCAAATTGAGTTTAGTGGCTTTTATTTCTACTTCATTGGTAAGACCCGAAGTTTCTCTACTATCAATAATTAATTTCATATCTATTCCTCAATCGGCTTTAATCCATAGTCACGATACCTCAAGCATTGTATTCTCGACCATTCAGGTGGGTATTCCATCGTCATTCTACCGCCGATAGTTGAGCATTTAGAATCTAGGCAATCCCTACACCAATTTCCTTTATTGGTTTTGTAATACCAAGACAACGCAGGAATAATGCAGGCGCATTCTTTACACTTCATTCAAGAGCCTCCCATGTTTCTTCTGTTAATTCCAGTAATTGCTTTCTTTTGTATATGTGTCCTTCCTTTACCTTCTTCGCTTTCTTCCCGATACCATAACATCTTACACATTTCTTAAGGTGATTTACTTCTCCATAATGCTCAATCCTACTAAAGAATAAACCACATTCTGTGCATTCTAGTAAATCAAACTTACATTTCATATCAAAGAAGGTTTCCTTAGACATCTCTACCTCTCGTTCTTCTATTACTATCATTTTTATCTTCTTCTTTTCCATTCATCTCCCCCCTTCAATACTAAATCCAAAATCTTCTAATGAAGATTGTCCTTTCATTCTCATTCCAAATTCAAATAACGTAGTTTGTCTCATTCTTTCATCTCCTTTGTGTAATCCTTTAATCTCCAACATGTTCCGATACAGTATCCATTAGCAATCAGTTTATCACAATTAGGGAAATTATAGTTTCCGTTAACCACAAAACCAACCCTGTATTTTGTTATGGCTTCATCAAAATCTAACCATACATTATGTGTTTCATGCAAGTGTTTAATCTCAGCCGTAATCTGATTGATGATATTCAATCTAGTGGACATGTTTGGAGTAACTTGTGTTTCTGTAAAACCTACACTGAAATCTGACCATAGTAATAGGTCCTTATACCAACTAACAAGATATGCTCTTGCTTCATCAGTTGGGTTCTCAACCATAATAGCACTATACATGCATGGTGGAAGTGGTAAATTACCCGCATTGATAACTTCTGCCTCAATCTCTGACTCTTTGATTTCAGGGACTTGTGGCCAATCCACTAATGTAGAACCGTGTCTAACTGATACTCCTTCGGGTCTTTTTGCTAATTCTAAAATCTGACTAACAGTTTTGTTTCTGATGTCGTCTATTGAAAGCGGTATCGAATAATAGCAACCATCATCATAAGACGCTTTCATATTCATAGTATTACGAATGCGCCTCAATCTTCTAGGTGAAATCGCTGAACTATCCAAGGTCCCATTAGAGGTTAATTCTTTCATCTCATTAAAGAAAGCAGTCAACCTGCGAATCTGATTTACAGGAATAACATTACCATACACATATACATGGAACCCTCTCCCTGAGAATGAAATATCATAGCGGTAATCGTTTTCTTCTAAATAAACTGAAACGTCTAGCAAATCATCTAAGCATAATTGAATCTGTGCTTCATTAATTAGTTGCGCCCCAGTTCTACCATCTACTTCACCATGATGGGCATCAAAATCTAGAAACACTCTATCTAGAATAACAGTATCCGTTACTGCTTGTTTGTGAGTGTATTGAGCATAATCATATACTGAGGTATAACAGTTCATTTTTCCATTGTGGGTTTTAACCCATGAATTAAATTCTTCTTGGCTATGAACTAACTTTCTCTTACTAGCAAAGGTATTTGTTTGTTTGTTAGCACTTGGCCATACTTCTCTAGGAAACTTCATTGTAATAACACCAAGCCGACTACAATGATAGTAAGAATGTTAACTACATTTACCATCATGATTATTCGATTGCTGAACTTAAGGGTCTTATGGATTTCCTCCATTGTTTCCGTTAATTTCTTTTGTCCTTCTAACATTTCATCAAAGACCATTTCCACCAACTCTCTTTACTTTTACATTACCTAATCTTGTCTGAACTTCCCCGTCCTTTTCTTTTAACGTAGGTTCTTCATTCTTAATAGGAACGTCTACATCCTTTCCTTTTACTAAATCCTCCATTGGGTCTTTAGCATACTTATCCGCTAATGATGCGGGTTTTTCCACTGGAACTAAGGGGGTTTCAGATTTTGTCGTTCCAAAATTAACAGTAGCAGATTCAAACTTATCCTGAAAGGCAATCATTACCTGTTCTTCTAGTTTCTCTGTTACTAATTTTTTAAACAAAGAACCGAAGGTAGTTGTCTTATCTAATTGAACTTCCCAAACCATTTCAAGTTGGTCCTTCAAGTTTAATTCATGATAAAGTTCTTCTGAGACAGATTTAGCAACTTCTTTCAGTTTCAATAACTCATGAAACTTCCAATCCTTACTATTTATCTTCGCTTGTATCTTTTCCTTCATTTTTCAAACCCTCCTTTGTATATCTAGTAATCTCTTCTTTGGTCCCAAATAGAAATTTCCACGTTACTATAGGAATCAACACTACTCCTATCACTATAATCATGCTAACATTCCATAATAACAGCACCGTAATAGTAAGAGCGTCTACTATTAGGAACCAAATTTTCTTTGCTCTTTTTTTCATAATCACCAATCCCACAGTTCCGCTTGTTGAGCAGAGTCGCACAATCCTATAAATGAACAATATTGGCACTTAGCAGGGAAATACGAAGCAGGGAATCTTTCCTCTTCGTAGGCCTTAATCAACTTAGCAATTCTCTTTGGTATATTGTTTTCGTTAAGTGCCTTTACTGGTTCTAACTGGAAATAATTAGAATCGGGATAATACCATGCCCAATGAGTGATAGGGTCCATATTAACATCAGGGTCAGCATCCATTAGGACTTTGTAGAAAGCCATTTCGTTTCTCATGTGAGATTGCTTTCTATCTTTCCACATACCTGTTTTTAATTCAACAGGGATGTAACCCTCTTCTTCTTCAAACACCCTATCAATAATACCTTGAAGATGAACGGTGTAATCTCTCCTAAGATGAAAGTGAGGCTTTCTACCTTTAGCACCGGCATAACTACTAATCTCTAGTTGAGCATTACATCTGATTTCATTACCAACTGGTAGATATGTAGGCAGTGTATTTGCCGACTTTGACTTCATGAATCTTTCAGTTTCAAACGCCGACATCTTTTGATATACCTCTCCATAATCATCTATAGGAAAAAGTCCTATACAGTATTCATACAATAAGTTCTCATCCATTCCTTCTGCTTTCTTAAGTTCAAATTCATTGTAGAAATCCTCGTAAGCATTGTGGACAGTTGAACCTCTAGCCATAGCCGCATTAGGTTCAGACCTTCTACCTTCTATATACTGAAACTCATATTGTTTCCTACAAAACTCAAAGGTATTCAGTGAGGATTTTGTTACCTTCAATAAAGGCATAGTAGGGTCATCCATCCATTCGGCATTCCATTGATATGTATATTCACTCATTAAAACCACTCATCCAAATCTTTTTGTTTTCTGTCTTTCCTTATTTCGTTAACATCCCAACCCATTGCATCGTAAATGGGTTTGGCTTTTTTGAGAACTTCCGATTCGGCTAAGGAGGGCCAGTCGGGTTCATAATTTTCTAGTTCATTTAAGTTCTTTACTGCGATATATCCCGCAGATTTTGTTTCGCCCTTTATGTTGGTGTAAGTATTTGGTTGAACCATACCATCGAATTTACATTTCATATGATAAAAGGAATCATCAATTTTATCTTGAGGTTTTACGTGTTCATTGTAATACAATACTCCCGCAAACCCTCCACCAAAGGAAGGCCTCTTACCTTCTAATGTAGTAAGTTCGCATAACCTAGCATTACAATTATCATTTTCACATAAAGAATCAGGAACAATACGAAGTAACTTTCTAACATATTCTACATCGTATTTTCTTTTACATCTACACTTTAGTTGCTTTCTTTCATCCTTGTATCTACTTCTTTTAGTTAGGTCTAGTTTTTCGACTCTACCTTCTAGAACATCTGTGAAAATATTTCTGACTCTTTCTGTTATCTCATCTTGTGTTTTCTGTTTAACCCACATCTCTATAACTTCTTTCTGAGTATCCTTTGCAATCTTAGATTCTGCAATTCTCTTCAATGAAAACCCTGTGGCGAAAAACTCAGGTTCGTGTAAATACACTCCATCTTTCCAAGAGATAAATCCAGCATTTCTATTTTTAGTTGCTCCTACACCTAGGACCGAATAATATTTTTCAAACTCTAAATCCATAGGATGATTATCTAATCCCATGATATTAGGGAATACATTTTCTTGAATATGCTCATTCAATACTTCTCTAACTTCTAGTGCCTTCTCTATGGATGTAACAGGGACATACAATGAATCAGTATGTGCATAAACTATCTTCATCTTTCATCACCACTTCCGCCTAGAACTCCTCTTGTCCTTCTGCTATCAAGTTTAGCGAGGTTTTGTATCGCAATATCACTTAGAGAAAACCCTAATTCAGAAGCACAATTAGCAATATACCATAGGACATCTCCTAATTCTAGTGCTAAGGCATCTTCAAAATTACCGGAACCATCATCTCCATCACGTATTCTTTTCTTGACTTTTTCAGCGACTTCTCCGGCTTCGCCTACTAATCCTAATACTGTATAAATTAGCCCTTGGTCGGATGGATAAATTGCAGTCCTTTGTGCGGCTTCTTGATATTGATTTAATCTCATTCTAATTCCCTCACTTTAAATGCGGCTTCTCTAATTGCTTCTCTAGCACTAGCAGTAATACTAGCGGCTAAATCTAAATCATACCATCCAAAACCTACTGCCGCAGTTGCTCCATATAGAGATGCTAGTAATCTTTTGGTGGCCATCTGCATAGAGTTCCACTTGACGTATTCTTTCTTGTTACCGTTCTGTAACGCTTCTAACATGTTATTCTTGTATTGCTTCCTAAGAGGCTTAAGTGTTAGAATCATTTTTGGTAGTAGACCAAGTTCATCTGTTTTGTAATATCTCCAATCCTCGGTAGTAGTTTCGCCTAGGTTTCTAGGCGTTCTAATATTAACTGCAAACTCTGTTTCTTTCTCAGATTTAGTTTCCCAAGAGATATTTCTTGCGACGGCTACTGATGGATAAAGAGAACTAAAATCAAAAGCGGCAACGCCTAGATGTAACCCATTCGTTTCTTCTTCCAATGGATTGTAAATCATTGCTCCATCGTATTTCTCTTTAGCGCCTTTCTTTCCAGTAGGAGCCTTCCATGTTGCATTCCTCATGAAATAAGGTGCGGCAATCATAGTAACAAAGAAACAATCTTCAAACGGTGCTTTCACAATCTTTTGAACTGCCAATACTCCTTCACTCAAACCCATTTCTTCATCTATCTTATGCAATAACTCTGCATCTTGAAGACAATACTCTAGATAATTTTGGGTATCTTCTAGCCATGCTCGATTGAAGAATTCGTTTCTATCAGTAAACTTAGAATCTTTCTTCTTAGTTTCCCCAACAGATACACTAGCACAGTAATCCAATGAATTACTTGGAAGTGTTCCTCTTTGTGCATCCATCCATTGCCTTTCAAAGGCCAAATCAAGATTCAGACATAGCCTACCACGAATAGGTTGTTCAATGTTAGAATACTCTACGCTACCTAAAGCATTGAATCCTACATTCTTTACTTCCTTATGTGGAGATAATTTTCTAGGGTCTATCTTGTTAGCAAACATCCTCTTAATCAATTGAGGAACGTCTGACTTTAGACCCCACCAAGCAATTAGCATATCGGGGTCATGTTGATTCATCATAGTAACGAAATGCAAGAGCATTTCTTTTTCACTACCAAATGTATATTTTCTTTGGCTTTCATGAAATGTTGTATCTGGAAACCATACCCATTGATATGTTTCATCATTATAGTTATCATACACTGCAATAGTAGTAATAGCATCTTCATTCTCATGACCTTTAGGCAACCATTCCATATCCCAATACCATTTTCTCATTTCATATTCAGGGACGTTCTCCAATTCATCTACGCAATATCTACGGCAGATAGGAACATCTCCTTCCCATGTAGCGGCAAATGGTTTTACTGCATTGTATTTGTCTTTAGGATTAGAAAAGAAAACCTTAGTCAAGGATTGACCTTGGAGGTTTTTGTAATCGCCGGTTTTGTATTCATAGAAACCAGTTTGTTTAACTGACTTACCACCTATAATCTTGTGAAATGTTTTGTATGTCTCAGGCCTTTTATCAGTAGAACGAATAAAGAAATAAGGATTGAAGCCTTCAATTGACTTCTCCTTTCTTTCTCTATTCTCATCTCTCCATCTAATCTTGATGGCCTTATCTGAATCTACAAAACTAATTATCATATTAAACACCCATTCTTGGCGCACGAACCAGTGCGCTATTTTCTGTTATCATAACAATGGGTTGGTCATCCCCAATGAAAATATTCACATTGTCTTTCTTTCCAAAGAACTTGTGCATAGGACCACTAAACAATACTGTTGCTCCTTCTCCGATAACAGTAGAAAAGGCAACCTCTTCCCTATAAGAGGAAATTGTTTGCTCAGAAGATATGATAAATTTAGGCCGACTAACTTCATCTCCCTCTCTAAAATCTAATTTATAGATACCATTGTTTACTATTTCACAAGCATCAATGGCACTATGAAGTTCTTCTGCGGTTAATTGAATACCGCAGTTAAACTCTATACTACCAATTGTCGGTATTCTCGTTAAATCTTCTTCAAAGGTTATTGGCCATTGAGCCACAAACCTTTCGATTCTACCGTGAAAAGGATGTTCTACTACTATAGGCATCGTGGCTCTTTTGCCATCTGATTTCATTACTATAGTATCTCCTACTTCAAATAGAATATCATCATTCATTTTGCTTAGATACTTTTTCATCATTTCAATGTCCAAAACAAAAGAACCCGTGTCTTCTGATTCTACTGAAACAGCCTTTATTGCAGTAGTCGATTCATCTGAATTGATTAGCAATAATTGATTATCTCTTAATTGAAATTGAATATACTTACCTAAAGATTTTGAAGAAAGCCCGCTTGTCGTCGCCCATTTTCCTTTGAGTTCGACATTTTTCATCGCCTCGATTATATCTTGTTTGTTTACTTGAAATTGCATTTTAATCACCTTGCTTTCGCTAATAGGGAAAATCAAAGGACACCCCTGCCCTCGCTGAAAAGAGATTACTCTCTACCCAACACATTTTTGTTTTATTACCTCAACAAAACCCTACTCACGATTGAGCCTAAATTTCCCTCTTCTGAAGTTCGGGAAGACCATTCCATGTGGCGGTCTTAGCATTGGACTCAAAAATAGTCCATGTTCTACCTACCATATTTGGATTAGTTTTACTTGCTTGTAGCCTTGCTACATACTTAGTATTATTACCGACAGATTCATCCTTGATAGCAATCATTTGTAGCATCTTATCAGGAACATCCTTATTCCAATTAGGAACGAATCCTGTTGGTGTAGGGTTCATGTGGTCACTAAATGTCGGCTTGAGATGGGTAATGAATACCTTATCACATTCCAACCTTAGCACACTAATGAACAACTCATTGTGGTCAATGTTCCTTGCTCCATAAGCAGTGGGGGAAATAGGATTAGTCATCTTCTTCCTATCGCCCTTGTTGATTTCGTAACGAAGTTTGTTCGTGGCACAATCGTTCCACTTATCCATTCCGTCAACTACAAATGCTCTTACGTTTGTATCTTTTTCTTCAATCATTTCTTCTGATTCTCTAACGAAGTTTAGAGCGTTTTGCATTGTTAGTGCATAGTTCTCAGTTCCATCGGAGTTGTAATGATTAGGACAGTAAACATAGATGTTAGGGTCATTATCCCAACAGGTTTTCCATGTTACTTCTGCACCATCATCGAAATCAAGGAAACGAATAACATGTCCGTCCTTTACTTCTTGTGGTGTTCTAATGTCTAGCGCCAATCCTGACTTACCATTCTTTGCTTTAGCGGCAATAGATACCACTAGATGAGAATGTTTCATCTTTAGTTGTGCTTTTCTTTGTTCAGCAGTAGCCTTCTTCCATTGCTGATATTGCAATTCCTTTTGGACTTGGGGCTTTACTGCTCCTTCTTTCTTTGTGCTTTTCATACTTGTTAAACTCATATTAATTTCTCCTTATAGTTATCACTCTTGGGGGAAGGGATTCATAGTTGCACCTATTATCCCATTCCTATTCGGAAGTGTTTTTCCCTTATTACTTGGTAAACCCCGTAAGTGTTTTACAATTAGTCCCAACTGAACCAGTCGTCATTAGCCTGTTCAACAGGTTCGCTGTAAACATCAGCAGAACCGTGTCTATCTACTACATGTAGTCCTAGGACGTTAACAGTAACAGGTCTAAGTTGGCCTTCTTCATCTGTTCCTTGTGAAGTTCTTCCACTGATAATTACGTTACTACCGATACCAAAGTCAATATCAATTGACGGCGGAACCCACGCAGTAACCGATGAATAACCTTCACCTTCGTAATCGAAATCAGCATTCAAATCACTTAGATACAATACTCTAGTTCCATTGGAATTAGGTTCCAACTTCATGTTAGCAACACTACCATCGGTAATAACCAACTTAT